ACAAGCTTTGCAAAGCTTGCTTGGATAACGTCAAAAGGCTTGTTAAATGCCAGCTTAATAGTCTCTCCAGCTACTTTGAAACCAAACGTCATGTTCACCAGTAAATCATCAAGTCCTCCAGCCATAGCAATGCCTGCTTGCTTCACAACTGAAAACTGATCCGACATATAAGTGCCAATCTCCCAGCCTGCCCATGCTGCAAATAAAATATTTGAAATAACATTGATTTGACCAAGCCCTGCAAGCGATTCACGCGTGCCCTTACGACTTAACCCAATATTTCGCATGATGCTTGCGCTGCGTGCCGCGCCTGTTGCTGCAAGCACCTTTTCTGCCGCTGCAAGCTCCAAAACAGCGGTTGTCGCGCGTTGCGTTGTGCCCAAATATGCTTTGGCTGCAATCACTTTACGCTGAGCCGCTGCAACCGCCACTTGAGCGGCTTGAAATTCAGCCGCCTGAGCCGCCTTGGTCGCTGCAATGCTGGCAAGCTTGGCTTTGATGAGATTGCCGAAATATGCGCCTGCAAGCAGTTTAATCGCTGTCACGCCTGCCAGTGCCATCGCTTTTAGATTATCGGCTACAAACAGAATGGAATCAGCTAAGCCAGAAGCTGCGCCACTGGTTGTCGTGAAATCGCCCCATATTTGAACCATGCTGTTGTGAATTTGCAGTGTTGCCGATGCTATGGTTGGTGGAATGCGAGAAAATTCAGCATCAATGGTCGCAGCCTCTTTTTCAAGCGCCTTAATCACCACTTCCGAGGTCAAAAGACCTTGTTCAGCGGCTTTTCTTAAATCGCCATAGGCAATGCCTGCACCATCAGCAATGGCGCGTGCAATGCGCGGAGTTTGCTCCATGATGGAGTTGAGCTCTTCACCACGTAAAACACCTGATGCCATGGCTTGTCCCAGCTGTGTTGTTGCGGCCTCTGCTGCAATATTGCTTGCCCCCGAAACTTTAATAGCCTTGTTAACCGTATCTGTAACCGTTAACAGCGTTGATTGTTGCAAATGCAGCTCTTGCGTAGCACGGCTCATGGCTGAGTATAAATCCACCGTGGCACCAAAATCTCCAAAACTATTGCGGGTGATTTTGGTTAATTCGCGATAAGCCGTGTTATATTCATTTTGAGATTTTGTTGCCAGATTCAACCGTGCAGTGGTATTGGAGTAAGCATCAGACATATCAAATAGCGATTGAATGCCTGCTGATACCTGTGTAACGGCGAAAGCAGATGCAGCAAGCGTTTGCATGCGCCCAAGCTGGGTTGAAATAGACTCAATGCCTTTTCGCGTTTTTGAAGAAAACCCCGTGCTCGCCCGTTTTGCTTTATTCATACCATTTTCAACAGCGATGCCAGCTTGTTTTCCAGCCCTGCCTAAATCTTCAGTCAGCTTGCTGGAATCAACCAGAACGGATTCTAAATCTTTCCCGTCAGCAGTAATTTTGACTGTTAGTCCCATATTACTACTCATGCTATACTGAGCCTCATGTTACTATATCTATCAATCACCACCTTAGGTTTCATTTCCATCCTAGAGCTTGCTAGATGGGCTTTAAGCTGCAAGCCATACGGCAATACAGGGAAAACCTTGAGAGGCTTGGCATTCGGATTGCCTGCATTATATTTATGGGGAGACAGCATGGTTGTGCTGATTGCAGCCATCATTTTGATTGCAGCATTCATCTGGGACCTCATCGATAGCAATAACTCAACCACTTGAACCTCCCGCCGCTTGAAATGCCTGCATAAATGCAGATAAACCTTCGTTTTGCTCTTTTTTCTTTGGATCCTCACCAACTTCAAAACCTTCCGCCCGCAACCTAAATTTCATCATCATGTGCATGGGTGGATTCTGATCCCAATATCGCGACATCGCTGCGTAGCGAGGCAAATCCATATTCCATCGAATATAATCCCAATCCCACCCTGTGCTTGCAACGATGTGGCTATAGACATATCCCCAGTCTATAGCCTCATCATCTACTTTTTTTCAACCCCACCCTCAGTGCCACTGTCTTCAGCATTGACAAACATCACCGATTCAAAGGCATTGCCCATATTCGCAATATCAACATCCATCAGCAGCTGATCGCGGTTTAAATCTGGATAATTGCGTTGCAAGCTCATATGCAGGATGTCGAACATCACACTTGGCTTTGGCGATGTGTCGCGACCCATAAAAACATCTTCATATTTTTCAACACATGCAAAAGGGGCCGGGGGAATGATGTATTCATGTTTGCCCAGGGTGATTTTCGTACCGTCAATCATGTTTTTTTTCACTTCGTTAGCCATCAGTCAGCCACCGACAACACGCCAAGCAATCCAGCAGCATCAAGCCCCGCTTCAAAATCAAATTCGGGGATGGTGTAATCTTCTTTTTTTGTTGCAAATGCAAGCTTGTTTGAAACGCAAGAATTAAGCTTGAGCGTCACAGACTTACCTTCTGACAGACCCGAAAACACACCCATAAACCGAGTGGTTTTACCAATCGTTGCGTTACCAATATCAATATTCGTTCCGCCTGACGCGGTGGTATAGAGATAATCAATAAGCACGTTTAAACCAGCATCTGCTGCATTGAATGTATAAATACCAGCTGCAACGCTATATTCACCCTGGGCTGGCGTTGCCGCTACTTTAGCCATGCTCAAGCCTGTACTGGCAACAATCACGCCAAGATCTGTATCAAATGTTGCTGCATTGGCAGCCGTTACAATATTGGTGGTCACAGTACCTGCTTCAGCAACCGCAGGAACAAGTAAACCTGTTGATAAGGTTTCACCAAAAAACAACTCATTGACCATACGACCATTCAACGAAGCTGCTTTTGCCTTGCCCGTGATTTTCGCCTGACCTTGTCGTTGATCAATCGCAAACTTTGATTGACCATAGAGCGATTTAACCGTTTGTGTGATGTCTATAGAGACATCCTGCAACGCTGCAAACTTGAATGGTGTTGAGTTGGCTGCTGTATTTATGCCATACAAATGACCTGTGCCGAAATGAATCATGATGATACTCCCTGTTCTATTTTAATCTCTTTTTTAAGTTTAATTTTTGTCTGCAAGACCATGTTGTGATGCTCTGCTTGGCGCAGCAATGGCACATTCGCCACCAAGTCCGAAAATGCCTGATCAATGATACGTTCCGTTTGACAGGGTTCACCTGCTTTAACTTTCGCTGTGCTTTTTTCTGCTGCCATGATGCTCTCCTATTTATCCTAAAATCCACTATCCAACCGCGCCTGATAATGCATTTCTATGGGGCGGATGAACCAACCGTAGTCGCCATTCTCTGATCCTGACCTGCCTAGCAATGGCAGTGCTTTAACCAAGAGCCACACGCCATCAATTTGCTGCACTGTGCGTTGACCCACTGCTTTGGATACAGCCTTATTTAATCGATTAATTGCCGTAGTGACGGATGCATCCGATGCGCCCTTGCGCACATAGCCAATCACTGGCACTGAAAAAACAACCTTGACCAAATCCCCTGACATACGTTCCACACGCTCTTTTTCACCATCGCCGTTATCTTCCACAATCAGGGTGTCGAATTCGGTATCATTCATCTCATCAATGGTGTGTAAATTGCGCGATATGGGTGAACCAAGATCCACACCAAAGCCATTTACCATGCTTATGGAGCCAAGTATTTCAGCCAGTTTAGCAACGCACGTTTCGCGATCAGCCATGGGCAATCCTACCCATTGCACGCTGCACACCCTCACTCACCAACTCAACAATACGTGAGCGCTTCTCGTTCAGGGCTGGATGCATAAACGGCTGTGCCTTGGTTCCATTAGCCTCAATAGAACGGGCAATCAGGAATGATGCGCTATTGATAGAGCCATTCGCAGGTTTGATACCTTTAACGCGCATCCATTCAACAATGTGCTGACGGTTAGGAAGTCGCCCTGACTCCGTGCCATGCTCAACATCAGAGGCGTAATTCATGCCAGATTTCACAAAGTGCTGTAGGCTGAATGTCTTCCCTGAGATAATGCTGTTGGCAAGATGACTGAATGCTTTTGGACTCTTTTGTTTTGCCAGACGTGCCACTTCATGTACTGCACGGGATAATGATATGTCCACCTCATGCTGAATAATACCGGGGGCTTTTGACATGCCACTCGCAAGCTTTTCTGCCCCGATTATTTTTATAGAAATAGTGCTCATTTGGCTTGTGCCTCGAACATATCCATAAGCTGCTTGAATAATGCTGTCGGTGTGCCCGTCATGCGCCCACCTGAGATGCCATCACGCATAGAAACAGGTTTATGCATATTTCGGCTGGACATTTCTTTTGCCGCCTCCGCTTGCGCGCGCAGCAATAGAAGCGCCCTATTTTCTGGTTTAATAGTAGTATTGGCTGCAATAGCATCAATCTTGTGGGCTGCGAAATATCGAAATGCACAAACTGAACCCAATACGTTGATCTGATGTTGTGATGGAGCTGGTGAAAAAAACAATTGGCGAGCGCTTGGATCGCCTGCAATGCTGATGCGGGGCAATGCGCCTGGCCACTGAGCATCCCAAGGCTTCAAATCGCGTTTTTTATTCTTGCCCCATTGCATCGAATGCTCATCAAGAGCATCGGCTGGCGCGTCATAGCTGTCTTGATCTGCTACCAATGTAACCGAGCTGGATAACACACGCGGACGCACTCGCCTAAAGTCCTGTGCGGCATGATCCAGATGACGAATAAAATCGGCATCGTTGGCAGCTGCAAAAACATTGGCTGCATCATTCAACGATGACTTGAGATCAGTGATTAAATCCGCTTGAGACATGGATCCAGACATGGATCAAACCGCCACGCAAAAAGGAGCGGGCGAACCCACCCCTTCTATTTGCGGCTGTAGCTTTTTATGACTCACCAGATTTGCCTTCACCAGATTCATCTAAGTTGTCATTATCATCGCTAGAACCATCGGAACCCTCGCTAGCCAAAAGCAATCGTGCTTCAGCAATCGCGTTGATGGCTCCCGTACGGGTATTCCCATCGTTTTCAGCTTGCTCAAGCTGATCCAGCTCATCCAGCGATAAACCAGACAACTTATCAGTGAGCTTAGGAATCGACAAATCAAGCAGATCCAACAACGGATCAGACTGCTCTTCAACTTCAATAGCTTCGCTGTTAATGCGCTGCGCAGCGTCTGGCAGCATGGATTCATCAACCATACGTGTTTCACCGGGTGGAATTGTTTTGCCTCCGACATGGATGGCATATTCATGTTTATTGTGTACGGGTACTTCGTTCATGTGAGCTCCTAACCAAATATGTTTCTAATAGAAAAAGGAAGGAGGAGCCGAAGCTCCTCCCTACGCATTTATGCTGCTGCACGTCCTGCAACGGAATAAGCCAACACGCTGGTTAAGCGATTGCGCAATGGTGTTGGTAGCTTGATAGCATTGTATTCTTCGCCATACGCCACTTTTTTACCTGTTGGCAAACCGTTAGGGCCTACGCCTTCAAATGGTTGACCCGTCTCGAATGGTTTGACGATGGCATAACCCATCAGTCCCGCTTCACCCATGATGATGCGCTCATCACCGAGATCGATATTCGGAGCGTTGGTGCCAAAAGCTTCGATGGCTTTAATCGTGGATAGATCACCGCGACCATTGAGGCTTGTACCGTTGCGCGATTGTGATTCTACAAATGCGCGGGCATCAGTGACGGTGTTATTCAATGTTGGACTCATCAGCATGAACATATTGGATTCATCAATGAATCGATCACCCGATAAGATTGCTTTGCGAGCGCCGACTTTGCGCAACAAGCCATTGAGATGATCTTCAAGGTTGGAGCCGCCAGGCACATCCAAATCAAATTTGGTGATGTTGGTCGCTTCGGAATAGCTCACGACCAAAGCAGTCGCATTGGCTGGCACGACAGGCGTGATGATCTTGGCTTCAGTGACAAATTGAAGAAAGCCAAGGTTGTGGTTGATGACGCGGTAATACGTGCCTGCAGCCTGATTACCTGTGCCATCGTAGGGTTGGATCGTAACACCGCCGAGCAGGACGGTGATTGGGTTTTCAGGGTTGCCGATGGCAGTACCTTTAAGATCACGCACCTGCAACGGGCGAACGATGGGGAAGTAGGTTGATTTAAACAGACTGCGCACACCATCCACTTGAGTCGTCAACGTATCGTTGGCACGGGCAACAGCACCATAAGCATCAGCGGAACGTTGCAATTCATTACAAATACGACGCACAACCAATTCACGGATAATGCGAGCGTTCGATTGCACATTGCGACCATAGGCATCCCAATCAATCGCACCGTTGTTGGCAGTGAAGAACATGACTTCGTTGGAAATATTCAGCGAGATCTTCATCGCATTTACATAAGCCATATCCAAATCTTGAATAATGGATGCAGCGTTGATTTCCTGACCTTCATAAGTGATGCCATCGTTTGTGACATTGGAAACATCGCGTACTTCAAACGGAATACCCACAGTCGTCGCGACACCTGTACCGAACTCGGCGATGGTGTTAAGGCGATAACCAGCAGGTAGATTTGAATCTACCATGCCTGTTGTGCCACCAGCCAACAGTTTGCGTTCTTCAGCTAATTCGCGGGCATGGGTGCGATCAAATTCAGCCAATACATGGGTGCAGAAGATATTTAGATCATTGCGTTTACCTTTTAGACCAATGTTGGTATCAATATGCTCCTGCAAGGCAATTACATCGCCCTGCGTGGACGCGGGAATCTGCACGGAGCCTTTGGCGGCATAACCCATGGATGCAAGCTGTTGGGCAACGGCCATATCATTACCATGCTTGATTTGATGTTCAGCGAATTTCTTCACTTGATCATCAGACATATCAGCACTGATCATATCACTACCAGCACAAAGTGATTTCTTCATTTCATCGGAAAAGCCTTCAACCTTGTTGATGATATCGGCGAATAATTTAACTTTGGTATCAAGATCGGCTGCCAGCTTAACAGCGGCGGTATCGCGTTCTGCCAAGGCTTTGGCTACGGCTTTATTAACATCTTCAGGGCTGAAACCTTGATTGCTAGGCAATGATAATTTAATTTCGGCACCAGGAGCCTTGGCTTCTGCCGCAGCTAAGGTTTTAGCCATAGATTCGTATTCTGCTAGCATTAATTTGGCACTTTCTTCTTCTGGCGATTCACCAAGCACAACAGCAAAAGCTTTGCTCAATAATGTTTGCCCTGCTTCGCTCAATGTCACAGTAGCCATCATGGTGGCTAGCAGTGCTAAATATTTCTTTTTCATAGTCTTTGCCTCCTCAGCAAATGTTTTAATTAATTCGGGATGGATATAAACGGGCGATGGACTGCCCTTTTCAGAAAGCTCAACAGGATCAAGATGTTTGATCACCGGACGCACGGTGAGCGCGGCTCCCATCAATAGAGGACCGTGCTTTTTGCCTTGCTCATTATCTTTATAATCGGGGTGAAATTCAGCAGAAAGATATTTCATGCGCTTGTTTTTCACGGCATCAATGCCTTGGCTCGTCCACTCAACCAGTGCGCGCAAACGAGAGCCTTCAACTTTCAGATCCTTGATGTCGGCAGCTGCTCCGCCTTTGATGTCGTGATTCAAATCAACCACAATATCTTGCCCATAAGTTCCCAGTTTAAAATTGGAGACCATGGATAAAAGCATATCGGTGGTAATATCGAATTCACCATAACGAGGATCGGAAAATGTGCCTGTGCGCGTCAGCGTGATCCAACTCTGCTTTTTACCATCGCTGAGGGACACACTCAGACCGGACAGGAAACGCACTGCCGATGACGGGGATTCAGAGAGACGGATAATGACGGATTTCTGCATGCGGATAGTTTCAAGCACCCATAACACAAAAAAAACGCCGTAGAATTATGATAAGGAAGACCGCCCGCAGGCGGTCTTATCTGGCCATTCTACTTTATGGGAACGCCGTCATGCGGGCAGAATCAACAGCATCACGCACATCAGTCATATCAGCCTCTACCGTGGACAGGGTGTAATATAACCCTTCAGCAGCTTTTTCATCAATCCAGTTTGAGGATTGGGTGAGGCTATTCATGATAAATTCTATCCGACTGCGCAAATGATTGAGATTATCGATGCTCTCTAATAAATCGAGCAAAGGATCTTGGGATGGGGGTGGGTGATGTGTCTGGTGCGTTTGATGTAGCCATGAAGGCCTCCGCTTATTTATTTGAATAAGCACCTTTTGAAGGGTGCCGGGGTGTTCAAAACCGTAAGCGGAACGGCGCGTGAAACTTTACCCGAAGGCTATTGCATAGAATCACACCACCCCGAACATTATCGAGCCATATTCAAGGCACAAAAAAACCATGGTTTACGGCCATGGGTACCGCGCTTAAGAGTTTTGAAGCCCCTATGTGTGTATCATAAGCGCAGTTCAAAATTATAGCAAGGGAAGCTACACACATTACCCATCCAACTTGTGCCCTGCCCACTGGCTGCGGAACTTCTCGGAATCTTTCCAGCCGTGATCTGTTAGCCAACCTTGATAATTTTCCTCGTCGAAAGGAACCAGTGTAAGATCATAATTCGCCACCAATTCAGCAATAACAGAGCAGTGCGGTCGCCATTGAATCAAGTCACGATCTGGTAAGGAAACATAATCATCGGCTGAGGCATACCACAAGATGCCCATGCCATTGAATTTGTTGCGCTCGATAGCATTGACCAAAAAACGATCCATGCTGTCGATCATCTCACTGCGCCAATCACACAGGCTGGACATTTTTTCAGCTACGTCAGCAGGCACAGGCGCGATGCCATGCTCCCAATTGCGCCAGGCACGCTCAGACGTGTGCGAGATCAGGCGTGCAGCTTCCGCCACCGAAAAAAACAGGTGGCGGCGAATAGCTTGGAGTTCGGTGCTGTTCATACGATAGCATTATATAATGATTCTGAAATTGACGAAACTTGAGGATTACCGCTTGCTGTTTCAAACGATGATATTTCATAATGAAATTCACCACAGTCAATGTTTGGTGACGTGTCTTCTTGGACAAACTTAACAAATACTTCTATATCTGTATATCCTGAATCTCGCATATATTGCACATCATCACTTTTTAATGAGCTGATAAACCAAGCCGATTCTATTTTTAATTCTTCCTGTAATTCTATTGGTAAATTATCAAATGGCATTTCAATCACCTCTATTTGTGTTTTGGCTGACCTTGTGTCTCGTCTCGCCATGTGTGTATTCTCTTCCCTTTTCGGAAGCAATGCAAGCTTTTTATTCTAGGTTGTTGTGGTTTGCGGCTTTTTAATACTAAATTTATCCGTGTTGATTCCTTTGCGCTCCAATCGTTTTTTGATGGTCTTCCATGGGGTATCTATGGCGGATTCTGGGATATGGCCTGCATCGAAGGCGGCACGCTTTTTCTGACCGCCGAGAATTGAGGTACGCATCGCCGATGGTTGATCTTTGATAAAGTCAGGGCGGGACTGTTTACCTGACTTATCAGCTGCGCTGACTTCATCGGAGAAAACAACTTCGGTAAAGCTGATGGTATTAGGGTGGGCTGGCCACGGGTTTTTTCCTTTGGGATAAACACCAGAGCCTAAGCCATGGCGATTCACCCGTGCATGCATATCGCAGATGTCTTGCTGGCGATGGTTCGGTGAAAGCAAGAAGCGTGTGCCAATAGTATCGGGATGTTCAAAGGCTGCGGCTTGATAAGCTTCACCGTGGGCGCGGTTGATTTCGGTGCGGAATAATCGCATGGCATTATAGCGCGGCGAGCCATCGGCAAACAATAACGCCTTGCCCGCTTCTCGACCCATGCGCGCGGCATTGGCTTTGCCCATTTTAGCCAATAGTTCGGCTGGAATACGATCACCACGCTGCAAGAATTCATCGGCGGCTTGCGATGCGGAATAGCCCTGCACCACAGCTTGTTGCACGGCTTGACCAACCACTTCACGGGCATGGCGATCAATGCGCCAAATGCGATCAGAGAGTTGCAAGCCATCTTCAGCAATAAAATTACGCACAAACTGAACAGCATCGTGACTGACTTGCATCAATACCGCCGCTTCAACCACACCAATAAACGGAGCTGTGGCAGCAGTAGCCGCTTGATCGAATCCGAGAGATAACTGTCTATCCATCTCCACGCTGAGTTGAGATATGCGGGTTTCGACTTGATTAAGCAGTTGGCGCATGACTTCCAGACGGACATGACCATCACCTGCGGCGGCAGCAGCAATATCGGCAGAGATATTTGCAACCGCTTGCCTATAAATCTGATCCAGATTAGCCCGTACCTGTGCATCAAGCTTGCGCAAATCCGAGCGCGCCTTTTTGCTGGCACGCTTAATCGAGGCACGTTTGTCAGCTGGGTTTGTCGCGATGTCAGCCATCAGTCGGAAGCCTTCATTTATTGCTGATTGATGTGGCAGATTCGTTTTTAGGCGCGTTGCTAGGGGTGATTGATACACGTTGCCCTGGCTTGGGATTCATGTTCTCTGGTTCGGGATATGGATTGTGCCGTCTTGATTGCTCTTCGAGCTGCTCGCGAATGCGTTCGGGATCTTTGCCCAACATGCGCCAAACCTCATCATCTGGTGCGCCCATTGCTTGCCATTTGAGGGCGCGGTCGGTGGTTTGATTCGGGGTTTCAGTGCGTCGTTCAGCGAATGCTAAAGAATATTCCGCATCGGCTGGGTTGATACCCGAGAGCAGCAATTCCAGTTCAAAGCCAGATTGGTACACATCGGCAACATTATCTTGCAGCGCATCAACCTCCTCAAAATAATCCTTTTTCAAATCTTCCAAAATATCACGAGCTAAACCATCGGTGTAACCAAATAAACCGCGCGGGGCGGGAGCTCCAGCAAAGAAGGTGTCGAGCAAATAGGATACATCAGCAATCTGATCAAGATTAGCATCGCCAGAAACAGCCTTCACATCGCCATCACCAGAGACGTAGAAATCAGTGGTGATGCTGCTCATATCCTCTTCATTTCGAGCGATGTATTTGTCCACATCCTCCTTCACCATGCCTTTGAGAAGATGGGCGGTACGCTGTGGTGCGCGGGTACGGCGACGGATGACCAGATCCTCTTCAGTCATAATCAACTTATTCCATACTTCACGGCTGGCATCGAGGTATGGGCGACCCATTGCCCCCATATCATCAAAATTGTCTGGATCCATACGACCTAGCGTCATTTGAAAAAGGGCAAACTCAGCTACCACCCTGCCTGTGTTCAAATCGACTTGGTGGAATGCTTTGGCAGGATCCTCGTAACGGCCACTAGATGATACTTTGGGCACGATGGTATCGGCAGGCATGCGGATGCCGCCAACCACATGGCTATCGGGTGAAAGCACCCATTGAAACGGTAGATTGCCCTCCATAAACATGCCTCGCGCATCGGATTTAAGTTTGGCAGGCTTGTTGAGCTTGGCATTGCGCTCGAATCTCTTCCAAATGCGGGTGATCTCTTTGGATGTGCTGGTGAGAATCAGGCCACCCTTGATGGCATCGCGTGCTGTGCGGTTGTGTATTTTCTTCACCCTGCCATCACGCCAATCCATGTTGCGAATATCGAGAATCGTGGCACGAAGTTCGAAATCCGCCCAGAACTGACGATAAATATATTTGATTGCAGATTCTGGCGTGGCGCGAATGCCTGTCTCTGTTGTGCGCGGGTGCTCAATATCGATATTTTGAATGATTTCTGGCTTCTTTCCGAATCGTTTTTTAATTGCGTTAAACATGGTTTACCTCGTTACTGTGGTGCAAGCAGCTGCTCGCGAGTCTTTTTGCCTAAATGGATTTCTGTTGGGATGAGAGATACAGCGCCACGTGTGAGCAAACCCCATGTGCTTGCCATTTTCGCATCGAATAAATCATCGCCTATTTTCGGCTTGACCATTTTGTAGCTCGAATAACTGCCTTTGGTCGGCACTACCTTGATATTGGAGAGTTGGCGGATGAGCATTTTTATGTCATTCAGTTCTGGGCTGTCATCAGCATCATCCACATAGGCGATGGCGGCTTGGTTGTTGTTAAAGGTACTGCGAACAGCTTGTGCCATTTGATGCTTAATCATGCCCTCAAATCGGATTGGCTTAAAAGCCCACTCGCCCCATGTGCTGGCAGTACTCTCACCATCACCAATGGTCCGGCGATCAATATGGGTGAGCTTTTCTGCAAACAATTCATCGTTAAGCGTGGTCAGCATGCCAATGCCATAGGCATCACCCATAGCAATGTCAGGCATGAAATACGCCCATATAGATTTCAAATCATTTTTGATGATGGTTTCATCAGTACCGGGCGGCCATGTGCGGGCAAATATAGTGCAAGTATGTGCGCCAATTTGCTCATCGATAACAACAGCAGAACGTGAGGATTCGGGTTGCTCACCGTGACCTGTGTGGTCATAGCCCATCGATATAAAACCGCGTTTTTTGTATTTCATGCCTGGCAAAGGCTGTACCAATTCAATGCGAGCCATCAAACCAATCTGACGGGCACGCTGAATCCATAACTCCCAAATGAGATTGCGGCTGGCTACGTTGATGCAGAGCAGTTGACGCACAAACTCATCTTCAGAAAGCTGATCTTGCATAAGTCCGATAAAACCGCCGTCAATCACGCCCATTTCAATGCCATTTAACACATGCATGATGGGAACTGGGTACTCATAACCATCCACATCAATCATTTCTTTTCGTAAATAGCCTTCATGGATCAACCGTTGTATTTCACCCCTAGCAACATCGCCATGCATGCAGCCAATTGCGTGGTATTGCCCTGAGTCGAGCATTTCAGTGAGTGTATCAGCACCTTTAAATACGCCTGTAATGCGGATTTGAGGTTTATTCTTGCTTTCTTTAGCGGCATGCAGACGGCGGGCAGACCCCATCATCAATAAAAAACGGGAATAAAGACGATCCTTGGGCATATCATCGACTTCTTCCAGACTTGCCATGGTCATATCACCACCATCGACCTGCGCCATGATACCGTAAGCCCTGGCCAATGAATGGTTGGCAAACTGGTAATAGGTATCCGCCAGCTGTTTGCGACCCGACTTATAGGCTATAAAATTCTCAAGCATGGGACTTTGGCGAATCGAATCGAGATGGTAGCCCAAATTCACCAGAGCTTGCGCTTCACGAGGTGCAACAATACCCAATTCCTGATCTTGATTGGTGGCGTTCATCTCAAGATTATACATTTCTTTGACCGCAGTTTTTCCGCCACGGCGAGATGCAAAATCGATACTGTTGGGGTGATCGTCCATTTCTTGCATTTTTAGCAGTTGCACGGCATCCAGTTCAACATTATGAACGAATTTGTGCCACATAGCGTGATTGCCTGCATAGCGCATAATGCTCTCTTCAGCGACATTACGAAGCGATACACGAACAGCAGCAGAAGTGCGACTAGCCATTGGATGGGGTGATGTCGATGACGTTCTGGCTGCGCTTGATCATATGCATAAGCTGCTCGGATTGACTGTCTGACCGCTGTTTCCATTCGCGAAGCTCTTCACCCGACACTTGATTGTTATCTTCAGGTGATGAACCGCCATCGCCAGCTTGTCGAATAGTCATTGCTGAATCATTCAAAGTCATGCCATTTTTCGACACAAGTTCACCAACAAGTTTGATTAATGGATGGGCTTGAATCTCGTATAGAACAACCTCTTCTTCACCGTTTGGATCTGCGGGATCAATACCTTTAGCCCAATGAAAATCACCATCCTTGTCGTAGTACCACTGTGGCGTTTTAAGCCGCACACCATCTTGAATGATCGCCAGAAACATATCATCAATCACGGCTTGGATATTTGCCTGCAATGTGGCTCGCAAGCCTGAAAGTATGGAAGGATCACCAGTTTCATAGGCGATGTGATGCTTCATGTAGAGTTCGGTTTTTTTCATGCAGGCTGGATTGGATGTGCATGTGTAAATCAGGTCGCAAGTGGCGCATTGTGGATATTTACCAGGGCGAGCTGGGAAAAATGTTGCAACTTCTGATCGTAATCCGTGTTTCAATGCGTTAAATCGGGTGAATTGGGTCTCTGATGGTGTCGGGTGCCCTTCGATATTCTTCGTGACCGCAGCAATGCCATCTTTCGTCTTGGGTCCCGTGGCTTTTGAATAAGCCTTTAGAAGGTTCACTTCCCAAAATGCCTGTTCAGCCTCATGTCCACAATTGGGACATCCAGTGAAGTAACGAAACGGATGCCAAGGACGGTCTACCGCATCTTCCGTGCGGTTGGGGCTGGACTCAAAAGCGTGCCCGCACGTGCAACGAAAATTTATACTGTCTTTAGGATCTAGCGATAATTTACCCATGGTTGCAAAAAATCACATAATTGACAGCTAAAATAAACGCCGTAAAAATGCTAATCTGGGGTGTTTAATACAGCCCTAATTGTATCAATGCGCATTGATATTTTATAAACGACTTCAACCGTGTCGTGAATCTGCTGAAGATCATGGCCTTTAGCGTGAAGATTGTGAATCAGCATGTTGCGTTGAAATCGGATGAGCTTTTTTACATGGGGAATTGATGATCTGACGCATGATCTCTCATCATCAAACAATTCGCTCATTAGAGTCCACATCTGGATAAATGAATCAAAACCCATATTTTCGGCGATTTTCATCCAACGCCAATCCAATCCCATTTTTTTTAACTGCAAAATGCGCGGATCTTGCGCACGTTTTTTTTGAATCGAAGATTCAAGATCAGTGCATATGTTCAGGTAACCTACCCCCCCACTGCTGGTGGGCTGTTGCCTATGCCGAGCCCCCACCCCTTGTGTATTGTCTGAATAATGCTTCATTCCTTTGTTTGAGTTGCGCTTTGTCTTCATTTTACCTCCTTTAGAATGTTGCTATTGCTTGTTCTTCTTCTTGTTGAGTTGCGTCTTGTGTCACATGGCGCAGTTAGAGTTCTAGGACGCTGTCTGCTTTAGGTCGTTTGGAGGGCGATTTCTGAATACTCTCACATAGATTGGAAAACATAGGCTTGTGCTTGGTACCAGCGTCCACCAATGTAAGTTCTAAACCGTTGCGAGCCCTTGAAAGGGTATGCTTTAGATCGCTCAATATTTCCTACTTGCCAATAATGTTGCGCAGCCCGCTCACTGGTGATTTTATCTTAGCTAGGGGATTCGACTTACTCACAACAGCTCGCAGCTTACGCATGGCAAGGTGAGCATATATTTCCGAAGTCTTAGGATCCGCATGTCCCATAAGGCTCTGCATGATGATCGTGGTCACATCATCTTCTGCCAACTCTGTGCCAAACAAATGCCTAAAAGAATGCGCTGACAGTTGGTCACATGGTATCCCAGCTGCAGATCCATACCGCTTAATAAGCCTATCAATCGTTTTCGCATGAATCCGCCTATTCTCCCCATTATATTCATGATCGGGAATAGACCTATTCCTCGTTGAAACAAACAGCACTTTATCGCCATCAATAGAGCGATCTATATCGTCCAGCTCATGATGCCCCATGTACGCACGCAACATCAGCAGCGTATCTAGCGGTGCTGGCAATATCCGCTCTCGCTTTCCCTTCTCAACAAATCGAATGGCCAAGTGCTCAACTTCATCATCTTTATAAAAGATAAGATCACTTTCATTTAGCCGACAAACCCCACTCACACGAGGTCCACATCCAAGCAACACACTGAGAATAGCCAAATCACGCACGCCAATGAAAGTACCAAGATCAGGCCCCATTAGTATTTTTTCAGCGTTAGATAACTGCATGGCCACAGGCAACGGGCGACCACTCTTTGGATACGGTATATCAGCTGCTGGATCCTCAACAATCTCACCTGTCGAAGTTAACCAGGCATAAAACATTCTAACCGATGAAATCAATGGCTTCCTTGCCGATGGCGACAGATTTAACTCTTTGTGGGCATGCATGCCTGTGAAATCAATCAACCGGTCTCTCGTCACATCACAGAGCGGAGTATCGCCAAGAAAGCGCTCAAGCTTGATTAAATATCGCCTATATTTGTCAGACGTTCGCGGCGAACGCCCTTCATTAATCTCCTTATGCAATAAGAATTTATCGATAAATGCACTATGTTGATCGCTCATATTTTCCCTCCAGTTTTAAATATTTTTAACATCTCAAAAGGTAGGTGGGGGCAGAACAACCCGCGCACCCGCGCACTTTCCTGTATCTGCCCAATAATCGTTGGTATATATACATTTTTTCCTGCGCGAAAGTGCGCGAGTTAAGCCGCGCAGCGTTTCTAACCCGCGCAGGCAGCAACTAACCCGCGCACTAACCCGCGCACCATTTTTCCCCTTTTTTTCACTGTATTCTTCTTTCTTTTCATTAATTTAGAGAGAGAGAGTAAAGGAAAGGATGAAAACATAGCTTGCGCAGAAAATAAAGGAAACCGCGCAGATATAGGAGGAAACCGCGCAGATATAGGGGGAACTCGCCACAGAAAGTCTACAAACATCAACAACTTACATAAGAAAACCTTATAATGCGCGGGTTCTAGTGATTCCGCCCCCCTCCTTCTTAGAAAAAGCGAAGCGAAAATAGTGCCGCAAGGTTTTTCTTGAGGGGGTGAGGGGGAAAACGAAAAAAACAATACCGCGCTAACTTGCAGTACATAAGCATAGATTGCCCCTACCGGGGCGATTTGATTGAAATAAGAAGCTTTCAGTGAATACAGGATGATCACGCAGCGAGTTTGAGCTCAGTTGAATACCTGAGCACAGGATTAGTATCGAATCCCCTTGGGGACGCCAAATTAATCCTGTTATCGGCTCGGATGCTATAGTGTATTTGACACTCTAGCGTTTCCGGGTCGAGCAGGATTTTTTCGCATAGTCTATTGAGCAACGTTTTTAACGTTGCTCTATCAACCTTTTCTATATTGTCAGATAATCGCTGTAGCATCTTATGAATGGTGCTTTCGCTAAGTTTTGAGATGGCTGACTGTTCTTCGTATTCGGATTGAACTTGAACGATCTGTTGGGCGAATGATTTGCGCTGCTGTTCTAGCTTATCAATTTCACGATAACATGGAGCAGGGTCTTCTAGGTGTTCGGCCATGGATAGAAGTTTAGAGATGCGCTCAGAGACGCGTTGCTCTTTCAACCGTATGTCATCGCCTGGTATTGGCTTGGCTGGATTCATTGCTCTTGAGGCTTTGAGCATTGCGCGGACGAACCTTCTCGACTGCATATCAGCCATAATCCCTGATAATATCTGCCGATCCACATCCTGCATGTTTAACCATCGCCCGGTTGTTCGGTAATGCTTTCCTGCCTCCCCGTTCCATACCTCTCCAGATGGTGTTTTAAGCAATCCAACAAGCAGATGTTTACTTGTGCTTCGTCGCCCTTTGCAATGCGAGCTTGTTTCCAGAGCGTGGATCAAAGCCTCCGCCTCTGCATCTGTAATTAATGCCTGGTGCGTATCTTTGCAGATCACCCACTCTTTGCGCGGACGACGCTTCTTACCACCAGTGTAACCTTCATTTTTCTTAAATTCATTGCATACATTCCACACTGTATGACCTGCATAACAAAGCGCATTCCATTCCATGCCAACAAGCGTGCTTTCTGACCATAGTAAGCCGTATTGGTGTTTTGCAATGCGCCGTGGCGATCCTTTGACACGATCTTTCAGGTATCGGGAAATCATGGATGCATCATCATTGATCTCCAGTGTTGCCTTCAAAACAGGTTTGCCATCACGAATAGCCCCCGTTTCATGGTGTTTCAGCCTATAACCGTTCGGCGCTCGCCCCCCTGCCCTGAATCCCGCTCGCACGTTTTCAGCCATGCCCGCCAAGCCTTTTTTCTTTGAAATCATCGAGTGTGCTTCATCAAACACTTCAAACTGGCTCTCAAGCATCTTGCGCGAAATATCATCCAGACCTTCTGGAATGGTTGAAAAGATAACGCGAATGCCCAGGCGTTTGGCATCGCGCTTAAACATCTGCGCATAAAATTGACCACGGAACAACCTGCTCGTATCGTAGATAATCAATGTGTTCCAACCACGATTCAAATGCTTCATGTCCGCTAGAAGCTTCTGAAAGTCTGGGCGAAAAGGATCCTTCCCTGATTCAACAACATCGGAGTACTTGATGATGATTGGCAGCTTTAAATCGCGCGCCACCCGCATATTCACTCTATTTTGTGCGGCTATCGATGCGCCATCACTGCGATCTGTGCTTGATCGGGTGTACGTTGCTGCTGCATCCATGTGATACCTCGCTTGATTCTTTTGGTGTGTGCAGCGGTTCCTTGCAGGGTGCAGGATCCAACTGTATCAACAACGATAGCACATCTTCAGCCGCATCTATCGGTACACTTCCAACCGATGTACCGAGCACAAGATCAGTATGTCTCACTGTTCATTGCCTCTGCAGGGGCAAAACAAGCCGCGCACCCGCGCATGGGCATGTTTGATGCCAAAACCCGTTGCAGATAACCATTTACCCATGCGCGGAATCACCATCTTGCCCAAGCACAACACGCGCAGGCGTACCTTTAGATGTAAGGAAAAGCACCACACAATGACGACCAGGCATAGCAGGATGACTCCACCCAGATACCCTTCGGATTATCGGTAAACCCTTGTGTGGGCAGAGTTGAACCAAGCCGAAAACCGCAGCCTCTGATGCCTGATGACCTTCAGGAACATCAACAACGACATAATTTTTCTGACCATTAAGAATGCGCAGGAATTGATCATGTTGATCAGCCGTGAAGTTGATGCACTTCATTCAATCAACATCCTTTGTGCGGAGCCCTATTGCAGCCTGAAGTTTTGCTACAGTACGCATGCTTGGACGTAGTTCTTCGGGTAAATCTTTGATGCCTGATTGATTCAAACGCAAAAGAGCTGAACGGCTCAGTAGCTCGAGATTATCCATCGTGCAGTTCAGCTTGTTGCCATCAATAAATGATACGGTGTGATTTTCAGGTACTAGACCATGGGCTTTCTCCCACATCCAGACATGCTTGGCCTTGAATCGCGTCTTTGCATCTGTGTACGGATTATTTTCAGCTATTTTGATCAGGATGTAGCCGTCTTTAGGGCAAATGCGTTCATCACCAATATCTCGACGATTGATTGGTACCATTCCTTTTTTAAAACTTCCCGAATTTGCCTCGGTCAATCCTTTAGTGCCTTTGTTCCATGGTTCATGCCCTTTATCAAAACGCCCGTCACGACCCGATACCCATCCTTGATTATGAATCAATGAGCGAAATTCACGGGCTTTTTTATTCACACCAAATGTTTCAATGAATGGTTCAGGCATTTCAGTGTGCCTCATACGTGTGTATGCATCCTTGACCCAAGCTGCTTGCTCAACCACATGAAATCTTATGATTTTTTAGAGCAGATCGTATTTGACCCTCTGATTTCTCAATCTCAAAAATCACATTAAAGGCATGCGTTAATGCTCGCAGCGATAAGCACGGATATTGTTCGCGCATAAAATCAAGCTGCTCGGCTGAATATCTGAATCTCATCTTGGCACCCGTGGTCCGATAGCAAGCATCCGTGGCATCTTCACGGGTGTACCTATCTCATGTTGCAGGCGAGCTGCATCCAGCGATAATTTTGTCGAAGAAATCACATCTTTTGACACGCTGGAAATTGCTTTGCTACGCTCAATCTCGTTTCTCAGATCATCGCCCTGCAAGCCTGCATTACTCAATCTGTCCAGCTGGTCAAACAAATGCTTATTCAAACCCTCAATATTTTGGTCGCTCATTATAATCCTCCTTCTTTCGGTTCTTCAGGAATATCGGCATGCAACCCAAATTCAGCTAATTTACGGACACTGATTGCAACCAAGTGGCAGCAACGTTTATGCGCGATGGTGAGGTCAACGCGGTCGGATATAACGACTCCTGCATTGAACAGCTGGCGTTTAAATACGCGATCTGATTTGACTGGTAGTGCATTCCATTTTTCACGTAAGCGCATTTCGTGTTTGATATGATCCATGATGTGCCCAGAGCGGATGCATAAGCACATTTGTATCTCGGCGTTGGCATCTTCCACTTCATGCCATTCAAACGGGTGGCGGAATTGACCTGATGAGATTTCGGATAGTGCCGTTTCTAAAATCCACACCCACGGTTCGCGGGTCGCTTTGGTTTCGGCGATGTGGCGATTCATTTGCGCAATTGTGTCAGATATGAAATTGCCCTGGTTTCGATCTATGCCGGAAAATTCGCAAAGAAGCTGCCATGCGGTAATGACTGAGGCATAGTTGCTGGTCATACGTTGTGCGCCTGAATCATCACGCTCTGCCATGCATTTATCGAGACAATAATTTTCGACATTGCGAAACAGCGCCATCACCTGATCTTTGCGTTGGGTGGCTAGGAAATCGAGCCATTCGCGAACTGGGAATACGGGCAGTGTATCCGCCATCATATCGCCTTTTTGCACCAGCTCCGTGCGCACCAGCTTGCCCGTCAATGAATCAACTGGCACATCTTCCCCCGCCATCAAAACAGGCGCGGATAGAAGGAACTCGGTCAGCTCTGCACCACGCCCTGTGGTGGTGAACTGATATGATTCTTGCAGCATCGATACAGCTTTATCAATCACATCTTGTCGCCGAGCGGATATTTCTTCCCAGCCGACAGGATGAGATGTGTGCCCAATGGATGTCAGCAGTCGAAATTCTGTTTGTAGCGATTGCCCCGAAAACATTTTCATGGCGATGCTGCGTTCCAAACGCTTAATCAGTGTGGATTTGCCAGAGCCTTTATCAGCCTGCATAATCATGTGTGGCCAGAAGCCAAGAAACGCTTTGAGATGACCACCAAGTGACCAGATCAGCATCATCGATGCAGCATTGGCTTTAAACGTGCGCTGGTAGGCATCAATCACAACAGCCGCATTACTGACTGGAGCCGATGGAAAAACCAAATTGTGGTAAGGACACTGCTTTTTGGGTTCGGTGAAATAACAATCGCTCGATTCATTCACAATGGGCTTACCATCACGCCAGCACAGTCCTACAAAATTGACTGCCCTACGCTCACCAAGATGGGCTGACCTCTCCATGATATTAAGCATGCGTGAGAATGCCCCAATTTGCCAAACGGGTGCGAATTTTCGCCATTGATCGACGTTGTGCAGCTTTTCATCATCAAACACTTGGCGCATCAGGTTCGTGCCATGTCTGGGCACTTGCACAGATGCAGCAAACAACGTGGTCGGCATTTGATCAGGATCCCCAGACATGGCACTGGTTGAGCTGGCAACAGAAATACGGGTGAGGGCTGCAATCCTGAACCCACACAAATCCCCGACCTCTTTGGATTCATTGCCATCATCATCGGTCTCTATTTTTTTGTAATAGTGGGTGAAATCAGCGCGCACACTGAACTTATAATAATGACTCCAATCATGCACAGGCAGATACATACGCGGTTTACCAGGGCGACGTGGCTCACCACTCCAAAGCCCTGGTATAATCCAACGCTCAAAGATTTTTAAGCGATCAGACATATCCGCACTGCCACCCGCTTGCAGCCCATCATTCACGTCATTGAATTCCCACATTTGTTGATCAACAATCATGGTCGCGATATTCAGACCCGTAAGTGTCTCATACAGCCACCAGCCAGCCGATGGGCCAGGTAAATAACCCTTCTTATCTGGCTTGTCATCATTATCCATGCAGACATACACCTGTTTGCCACAAAGAAAATGCCAATCGGTGTCTTTAATATTCGCCTTGCCCATGGTGGCAATAGCAACGGTGCCTGCAGGTAGTGTGCAGCTATCAATTGATAGCGCATTGATGGGGGATTCAACGATATAAACAGAATGGGCATTTTTTAGTTTGCGATAATCCGAACACCAGACCACACCAGCCTTGTTGCCCTGACATTGCGATTTTACACCCCCATTCTTTTCAGCATCAAGATAGCGCATTTCAACAGCCGCAATGTTGCCAGCATTGAGCGAGCGGGAAACAAACGCCATCGCATCACCACCATGCCCATATTCACCGACCAAAACTTTCGGATTGAAATATGTATTAAACCCCAGCGTCTTAGCTTTGAGTGCTGCATCAATGGCTTTCTCGGAAATACTGCGACCTTTCAAGTAGGCCGTCGCTTTTTCGGCAATTTCTGCATAAGGGGGTTCGGGGGTGAGCCCCAAGCAACGTTCGGCAATCCATTCATGCAGTGCTTTTTTAACAGGTTCACCCGATCTTTGCTCTGGTTTGTCCAACGGTAAGCCTGTGTAATCGTGCAACATACGAATGGCTTCACCCACATCACAGCCTTTAACCTGGCACACCAAATCCACACATGATCCGCCAACATCATCCGTGTGATCTTTCCATGCCTTACCATCGGCAAAAATAGACAAGGATGGTTTCTCATCTTTGCGCCACGGGGCTTTGTAGTTGCCCTTATTGCCGGGACGCTCCATAAGCAGCCATTCCGCAAGGTCGTAAAGGTCTATTCGTTCTTTTAATTGATCAATTGTTGCCATGACGTTCCTTGCTCCACCAAGACATGCTCCATTTCTTATGAGCTGGTTTTTTAGCACTGTGACCTATGCCTGTGATTATTTTGTTGTCTTCATCGAGTTCAACGATCACTGCTGTGCCTGGAAACGCTTTTAGAATCCTTGCGCAAGCTCCATCCTGTAGATCTTCAGCTAGAGCTGGATGTTCGCTTTGAATCTTGTGCCACATCCTCTTTCGCGCTTCACCCTTGAGATTGCAGATATTATAACTGCGCGGTCGATTCATAATGCCACCTCAATCAATTCAAGTGCCTCACTGACGGTCTGAACGGCTTCCCAGTCACCAAGATTTAGATCAACATCGAATTCATCATTGATGCTGAATGCTATTTCCAACTCATCAAGCTCATCACAGCCCAAATCTTCGCTGAACGCGTGATGCAACTGAATATCATCTTGATTGATATGCATTTGCTTTGCGATGATGTCTTTAAAACGGTTTTCGTTGCTCATGATGTTTCCCCTTTTAAGATATTAAATCCCTGTATTTGTATTTATATTTCCAAATCAGGCACAAATAGATGCTGTTCGTGATTGCTAAAAGTAGTGCTGCACAAGCACTCAACATTTGATCGAGGTGCGGGTAATAGATCAGATTCCACCAGCCCCAACTGGCAAAAAATACGGTGGACCAGATGGATAAACCCATGATTTGCTTATCGCGCAGGGCTGCTTTGATGGATGGAATAATAGCCAGGGCACCGCCCAGCTCGAAAAGTGCGTTGATCATGTCCATTACTCTTTAATCTCAATCACTAGCGCGTTATCATATCTACGGAATGGAATAGCCTTGGCTCTACCTAAAGCAATGGCTGCGCCGCGTGCGGTTTTATATTTCCTTGCATTATTTCTAACAAATGTGCGACCCGTGTCGCCTGACCAGTCAGCGAGCCAGCAACTTTCTTCAAGCTCTACGATAAATTTTGAAGCGCTCATTTCAGCCCCTTCGTCAACTCAAGCTCTTTAAACCATACGCATAGAAAATCAGCTTTATGCTCTGATGGATTGGTGCTATTTTCTTCATCAAAGAAGTAGTCATACGACGTGTATTCGCGCTGCACAGGAATACCCCAATCTTTGCCACCTGATGGCATCAGATGTTTGGCTTCAAGGCGCAGGGCTTAGTTGTCGGCATCTTTAATCAATGCCCAATCAACCACACAAGCATCAATGCCGAGCTTTTCCATAATGACGGATTCCCATCGTGTTTCTAATTTCTTGTACCACGCCATTTGCTGCTTTAATGGGCGTGTGATGTCGTGGATATATGCTTCAGAAGCATCATGGGTCAAAGCTGCAGCAAGCGTGTGCTTGCATTCTGTATGTTCGAGAACCAGCTGATAAACCAGAACCGAATGCGCAGCCACTGAATAAAACTCGCGACAATGACCCGCGAAACGGCAGCAATGCGATAAAGCATGAGCAATATCTTCGATGCAGATATTTTCAGCCACAGGAGAAGTGGGATATATGCGTTTGCCTGAGTTTGATTCAAACCATGTTGGCTTGTGGGCATGCGTAGGTGCGCTCATGTCAGCCGATCCGTATCGATCATCAGAATCGCTTCGCCATTTTTCGGGTTGAGGAGGCCGCCTTCTTTGATGACCATATCAATCAGCCCTTTGGTTAAGCGAATATCATTGAGACAATAATCAATCACATCACCGATCTGACCGCGCTGCCAGCAAACGGGAGCCATAGCACCATTGCCTGATTTTTGCGTGCCAAGGTTGAGCGAGGCACAAGCATCAAGGCCATAACCAACATGGCTTGGATAATGAAATTCACGTCCAATACCTGCGGCATCCCATATTTCAACCAGCAGGTCATAGCTTTTTGAGGCAGGGATATTGATATTGTTGGCTGCACATAGCGGATTATCAAAAGCAATGGAGTTGTAACCGATGACGATGTCAGTGCTGTCAACCAGCTCCTGAAATGCATCAAGGTTATCCTGACAAAAAACACGATGACGATCTTCAGCATAATCGTAGGCACAGATCACCGAGATACCCATGCCCTCAAAATCTTTCCAACCATCGCAGTATTCGATGTCTTCGATGCGATCTTCAGGATGCTTGGCAATGCCCTTTATAATTTCACAATCAAATATAATCATAATTTAACTCCTCTTACTTTTTGAGACTTGCATTATAAGAATCTACGAGTTCTTTTATTTCATACTTTTCAATTTCAATCATTTCTGGAAGAGGCTCGAAACAAAGAAAATCCATTGTCATGTCATGCACATCATTGTCTTTTTTGTATGCCTCAATTTCTTTTGGCGAGACTGATTTCCAAGGCATTTGTATGATAATTACGGGGGCTTCGTATGGCAGAATATGCGCTGTTGAATATCGCATGTAAGGAATATCAAATAGCTTGCGGGCAATGCCGAGAAAATCAAGTAAGTCATCATCTTTTACTGTGTCAATAGACTTAAGCTTCTTGTGTAGTTCTTTTCCGAAAGCAGTGTTTTTCAAAATGCGACAAGTATGCCCTTTCTCTGCCAGTAACCATCATTTGCACCAATTTCACGAACTAGGCACACATAAGCTTCTTTCATAGCCTTTTTCTTGGCTATAATGACCTTTGCCTCTTCAATAGCTTTTCCTGTCGTAATTTTGAAACATCGTAAATTCATTTGAGACTCCATCGTTTTGCCATGTTTTCAAAGCGTTCGCCGCCGTTGTTGAAATAGCAGTGAACTTCCTTCAGGCAGGCTCTTGCGTCCATTTTTAGCACTGTGAGACAATCATCTTGCAATGCTGAATCAAGGCAGCGCAGCTCTGTTAGATCGAAGGGAAAACGCGGCCCGTTATAGAGCCCCAATAAAAAAGCGGCGATATATCGGCTTTGACCTGAATCGCCCAGTTCGGCTATGGGCATTAAGCGGTAGAGAGCTGGTTTGCCTTCAGCAATCAAACGCCGGGCTTCAAGCTCATAGGCTCGCATGCGGTCGATCTCCTGTATGGCAAAATCACTGCCATCGTGTTCTAGTTTAATGCTGTCGCCGTTGGCGCGTTCGACTTCACTTATCATGAGGACTCCTCAATGCATTGCATGTATGTGGCTTTATCAGGCAGGGTGTAAAAGGCGGTGCTGCGGGGGTTGCTGTGACCTAGCCGATCGCTGATAATTTGCAGCTTTCCAGCCTCACTGGTGCTGGTGCTGTTGGATAACAATCGTTTGGCGCAGGTATGGCGTAGCCAATGCGGTGTGGCTGGCACGTTTAAGCCTGCCTCCTTGCACCAGTTTGCCATGCGCGATTGATAGGAGCGGATGCTCATCGCTTTGTTGTTGCGCGATAAAATCAACGGACTATCTGGATCATCACCACCATGCATTTGGGCATGCAGTGCAAGCAATCGTTGCAGAGCTGTTTGAGCGCTCACACGACCCTGTTTATCCGTCGTGTTAAGATGAATGCGCAAACCTTGATTCTTTTTCATGATTTCGGGTTTCAGATCAAGGTAGCCAGTGGCTAACGCTTGGCAGGCATCGTGCCGGGTGAGTTGTGATAACGCCCCAACACGGATACCCGTCTGACGAATGAGCATCATCCAAGCAAAGTCACGCTGCGCATACACATCACCCACACGTTTGACGGCGGCATAAAGTTTTTTCTCTTCACCATGGGTTAAATAGCGGTCAAAAAACTTTCGCGACGATGGATTGATAAATCCTTTACTCGCCATGATTCACCCCCTGCAACTGCGTCTGCGATGATTGGCTGGGTGTATTACTGCGGTATATGAGACTCCACCTATTGTTGTTGCTGTATTGTGTGATACGGCAGCATGAGCAGCTGCGGGTGTGTACCCAATAATCCCAATGATGCAGCCCTAAAAAACAGCTCAGGCGCTTCATGATTGAGCCCCAGCTAGATATTTGTTGAATTTATGTTCTTCGTTCATAAGATACTCCTGTTCTTCGTTGGGGCTGTTTGCGCAGCCCCTTTTTTATTGACCGTAGCCAAATCTATTGCGGTACAACCTTGGCGAATTCGAGCAGCACAGCCGCAGGTAGCTCAGCACTGCATGGCTTGATAGCTCTGGGAATGAGAACGCACGGAAAACCAGTAATCAGAGATAGATCAAGAAAATCGCCCAAAACAGCATTGAAAGAATGATCACTCTCACCAATGCGATATTCCAAACGTAGTTCAAAAGCATCATTGATGCGATCCATGCAGCACGTAAAAGTAATATCACCCGGCAACTCAACCTGTGCCCCTGGCACCAGATCAATCCAGTATTTATCACTCAACCAACCCGCCGCTAGCTTGCCTTGAATCAGCAGCTGCTCGGGCGAAGGAGCCCACTCGGGCAAGGGCTTGCGCTCAATGCATGCTGGCTGAGTCACTGGCTTGCCTTTTCAGCAACATGACAATCGCTTTCTTTCATTTGTTTCAAATGCGCACCATCAAACTGATCAATATCAGCACATGTATCCGATTGGTGGCTCACGCCATGCCACAAGCATTGATCTTTAAGCGGACATTCACCTTGTGGATAGCACTGAACTTTGTCGCATTTATCGCAGTTATGGTTCATGCGTCTGCAACCTGCGCATGCTCATCAAAATCAATACGCTCAATCTTGCGACCTCGAATAATCAGCCATGCCGTATTGATGCGATCACCAAGACAATCTTTGGCAAAGAGATCAACTGCGAAGGTTTGACGATTGATAAGTGGTGATGACTTGAGCAGTGCAATCACTTTTAACGTGGTGTCGCCGAGCTGCTCGCGTTGGCGGCTGATACGTTTGTTTTCAGCCATCTGGCGTTGGCGTTCAATCTTTCGGGTTAGCGACATGATGCAGCCCTCGCTTTCATATCTTCGATGAGCAACAATACTTTGGGGAATATCTCCATGGCTTCACGAGTGAAGCGATCCAGCTCATGCAGACTAATATCTGCCCCATCCTCACCCATGGGGTCAATACCACGCTCAAGTTCAGCAAATAAATCACCCACCTCTTTACCCAACTGAATGGCGTGCATAGACAGATGATGTCCATCCTGCGCTTCGGCTTCACCCAACTCGAAAACCACCACTCCGCGCGGCCTCACCAACTCTTCTATCACCGATATATCCAAACCACGCACCCAAAGCCGATAAAATTCTTTGATGCCCAAAGGGTTCGTTTCGTTGTTCGGATTTAAAGTATTCTGCACATAACGACGACTGCGCCCTGTAATCTCTGCGGCATGGCTAGTACCAAGCGGCTGAATAGAGCGATCACGGGTCGCAAAGCGATTGTCTTCAGCATCATCTTCAACAGCCGCCTGCAAGGCCATCAGAAAACGCATCAAATCACGCTCATTGCCTTTGCTTGTTTGGGGGGTAATGGGTTTGGTGTTCGGATTCACGTTAGAAACTCCTGTTGAAGATGGTGGATGTTGTTTTGGTAGTTGCTGTAATGTCTCGGGATGATGTTGATAAAAAATATCCCGCCGAAAGCACTTTCTTTTGCTTCGCAATGAACCTTGGGTGCTCGCATCATGAGACAGCCTTTAAATCATCATCAAGCAGTGGAGCTGGATCAATGCCTTCACGAACACATGCTGCAAGAACCCTGTCCTCAATTCGTAGGGGAAGAATGTCAGGCCATTGAAAGATGGCGCTTGGCGTACAACCAAGAACACGAGCTAAATAGCTGGCAGACCCAAATGTTTTTATCGCTAATGATTTCTTCATGTTGCGAATGTTAGCATGCTAACAGGAGGGGTTCAAGCATACTAATAAAGAATACTAATAGGGTGCGCTAATGATTATCGGAGAAAGGTTAAGATTTGCTAGAAACAAGAAGGGTTTATCGCAATCTCTACTTGCACGAAAAGCTGGCATTACACCGTCGGCAATATCCCAAATTGAGTCAGGGGCATCAAAAAAACCATCTGCTAATAATTTATTGCCTTTGGCAAGGATTCTTGATGTTGACCCCAACTGGTTAATCACGGGCGAAGGTGAAATGTTCTCAGTAACCGACATTCAGCAGCGCATTCGGACTTTGATGAAAAAGATGACTGCTTTTGATTTGGTTGCGGCTTGTGATGGAAGGATCGCAGTAGAAACGGTTGATCTTTGGCTTTGCGGCGCAGCTGAACCGACCGATCAACAGCTTGAACTGATCGCAGAGCCTCTTAGCACATCGGTTGGCTATTTAAAACACGGCATCCATGAAGCCAACGAGCGCCCTGTCCATGCTGTGTATGATGGCCGTGGCGAGCCTATGCCTGAGAATTTAAGTCAAATGGAAATTGATATTGTGCGTGATTTACGGGTATTGAATGCCGATAAACAAGAAACTGCCTATGATCTTATTCACTGCATGGCTGAAAAGGTTCGCACACAAATAAAAAAAGAGCACATCTCCAGTTAGTTTGGAGTCAGTAAAAAAGAAGAAAGGAAGGTAATGGTATGGATTTGATTGATAAACTTAGAGAAATATCAGGGCGCATTGAAAAACAACAGGCGGTGATTGAGACAGAAGAAGCAACAAAGAACGCTTTTATCATGCCTTTTCTTTCGGCACTTGGTTATGATGTTTTTAATCCGATGGAAGTGATTCCTGAATTTACTGCGGATATTGGCACGAAGAAAGGTGAAAAGGTTGATTACGCTATCAAGAAAGATGGTAACGTGATTATGTTGATTGAATGCAAATGGTGTGGTGCTGATTTGCATAAAGATCATGCATCGCAACTTCATCGCTATTTTCATGCTACAGAATCGCGCTTTGGCATACTCACAAATGGCATTATTTACCGCTTCTATTCCGATCTGGATCAACCCAACAAAATGGATACCAAACCCTTCTTTGAATTTAATATGCTCGATTTTGAAGATCATCAAATAGATGAGCTGAAGAAGTTTACCAAGCAGGCGTTTTCAGTCGATGATATTTTAACTACTGCAAGCAAGCTTAAATATACCCGTGCTATCAAAAAAGTGCTTAAAGATGAATTAGAAAACCCCTCTGAAGATTTTGTAAAATTCTTTTTAAAGCGTGTTTATGACGGCCCTATGCGCAAAAATGTGATTGATGATTTTACAAGCATTGTCCAAGAAGCTAGAAAGCAGTTTATCAATGAAAAAATAAGCAGCCGTTTGCAATCCGCCTTGGATTCAGACCATTCAGACACCCCTACAATCGAAGACACACCCGAACAAACAGACGAAAACAAACGACCAGGCATTGAGACAACGCAAGAAGAAGTTGATGGATTCAATATCATTCGTGCGATATTGCGGGAAACAGTCGATGTTAAACGCATTTATATGCGCGATACAAAAAGTTATTGCGGCATCATTCTGGACGATACGATTCGCAAGCAGATATGCCGCCTGCATTTTAACCATAGCCAGCTTTATATCGGTTTTATCGTTAATAAATCAGAGGAGCGGCTACCGATTGACAGCGTTGAAGATATTTTCAAATATTCAGATCGAATCAAACAAGCTGCTGCTGAATTTGTTGGATGATGGATTAACACCGCTGCAATAGCACTATACTTTTGCAAGTTCAGCGTTTCAAAGCCGCCGATAAAATACCCGCAATCCCCGATGGTGCAGGCGTAGCCCCACCAGCTGCATCAAGGCGATTTTTGTGTTCGGTTTTTAAGATGCCGAAATAGCTATTTAACCAGCCTACGAAAGGTAAGATGATTGCTGTCACCCATGGCCAGCCGTCAACAATCGCCGACACCATGTCCGCCTTGCCTGTTGTGATAGCGTATAACCAACCAAAGACAATCATTAGCGAAATAGATGCGACAACTTGGAATGCTTGATATGCAATTTTGGGGCGTGTGCTATGTGTTGATTTAGATTCTGCTTCAAGCATCGCTCGTGCTGTCGCGTTTGATTCCTTGATTTGCGTAATATCCACATCAAACTGCTTTTCCATAATCGCCGCGCGTTGATCGGCTGGCAGCGATTGAATTGCATTGGAAACCTCATGCCCTGTTGCATCGGCAGGCAGCTTTTGATCATCGGGAAGAAACTCATTCACCATGCTAAGAATCGCGCTGCCTGAACCTGGCAACACTAAATTCAAAGCACTTGCCCCAACTGTTTTTGCAATATCCCAAATATTCATAGAATGCTCCTTTCAATCTGAATTGACGAAATAACCCATACGCATCTGCAAGCTTAGCTCTGTTGCGCGACTGCCTACTTGTCGCGCCCATTCAGAATCAAGCATTTCATCTGCTGCAACGTTGTAATCTTCTGCCTCAATCGCAGCAATGGTGTTTTTGAACTTCTTGAATCGAGTGATGCCAAGGTTGAAAATCATGTTTATTAAGCAGTCGAAACGAACTTCTTCTAATGACGCAAAGCCTGGAAAAGCGCGAAGCAGTTCGGCGCGCGCAATTTTAATGTCATGATCAAGCATCAATAACGCTTCATCTCGACTTATACCGACATCATCTAAATTTCGACCCACGCCGATGGTAAGCTTGCCGACTGTGTCTTTATAAGCCTTTAAACGCATGCCTTCGTGTCTTACGAGCTGTCCTTGCAATCTTTCAGACATCATTTGCCTCCAAACTTTGAAATTACTGCCTCTGCGGCATCAAATGCCGCATCAATTAACCGCGGTGTTCGCAGTTTTATTTCATCAATGATCAAAGCCAGCACTTCAAGCGTGATGATTGCCATTGAAACCGCAGCTAACACCTGCCACATTGTTTCATTTGGTAAGATGATATCAGCGAGCAGCTCATAAAAAGCACCCGCTGAAACAAACAGCATGCTAGCTGCAAGCATCCAGTGTATTGCAGACATTTTAACTTCTGATCGCCAGCGATAATAAAAACCAAACGCGATGGACAATAAGCCTGATAAAATACCGCCGTGCAGGCTTACGCCAAATATATTAATCATGTATTCTCCATTGTTGTGCATTTTAAAGTGTTGCCTGCGTGATTTCTGCGCTGTAATTAAGTGTTGCAGCACCCCATTGATCGCGCGCTGCAAGTTTGATGTAATACGTCGTGCCAGCCGTCAAGCCTGCAAGTGTTGCGCTTGTGCTTGTTACTGTAGCTGCGAGCGTGGTCGCATCGGGAATAAATCCAGATGTGGTGCTGACCCATACTTGATAATCTTGCATATCAACATCGATAATCGCGTCCCAGCTTAATGCGATACTGTTTGCAGTGACTGTGCCCATGATAATATTGGCTGGCACTGCTGGTGTTGGATTGCTGATGTTTATTTGCGCCCAGCCTGATTTTAGATTGTTTGACACGGAACGAACCCGCATCGCGTAATCACGCCATGGCCCACCATCAAGTAAAGCATTGCTCAATGCATACGTGAACGTTGTACTTGTTGTCGCGTATGCATCGCGCAAAATGCCCGCACTCCATACTTCAACATCATATGATGTGGCACCAACCACGGCTGACCATTGTAGCTTAGCAAACAGCCCGACAAAAGGCTGCTGCAAACTGAAATTAGCCGGCCCTGAAGGAATACCGCCAGTCAGTGTTCTGTTATATGCGGTTACATCAGCAAGACTCTGCTCTTGTTGCCTAAATTTGTTGAAACTGGTGAATTTAAAAAACAGGTTCTTACCCACGAGCGAAGCTTGATATGCATGATGCATTAATGCTTGATCCAATCTTGCGAACTGTGCGCCAGCTAAATGATCAACTGCACTTGTGCCTTCCAAGCCTCGCCGCAAATACGACAATTGATATTGCAATAATGCAAGCAGACTTGCATCTCGGTATGCCATGATTTCACCACCCACATAGCAAAGCGACACGCCTGCATCCACTGCTGCTTGCGATGCCGGAAGAATTTGACCTTCCGCATTAAGCTGCACATCAAGAACGTTGGCAATATCGGGGGTCGCTGCGGGGGCGGGCAATGCAGCATTTAATGTACCATAACGTGCGCTACCTTGAATCTCACCAACGCGTTCATAGGTTGCATTATCAAGCGACACCCAAACGCCACAGCCGCCCCACTCTGACCCTCCAGATACAGCTGCCCAAACTTCATTGCCACCATTTGTTAATGACAATGGCGGCTCAAATAATAACGGCGCATTGATATTGCCTGGCAAAGCATTCTGACCGCTGCTCCAGCCTGCCGAAATCTGCGATGCATACAACGCGGGATTTGAAATCCCAGCAAGAAATTCATTGGCAATCACACGCAGCGCGCCATCTGCATCCTCTTCGATACTTTCAATACGCACGGGATAACGATCAAGCCCCAAAGCTGGATCTGTAAGCGTGACGACATCCATGGGCTCTAGCCGCGCATAATTCCAGCCAAGCTGAAAATCATAGCTATTGCGGATATATAAAATTCGTTGCAACCGTGCTTGTGCCACTTTTTGCGCGACTGCTGCATCACAAATAAAATGCATCTTTTGCGTATCTTCAGCACGCAAACCGAACGCCTCAATGTTCGCCTGATCTTTTGCTTCTGCAATCGCAACATTATAATCATTATCACGATCTACAAATTCAAGCGACACGGAATTAAATGCATCTGCCGACGCTGAACGACGACAAACAAGCTCCGATCCTTCAAGAAAAGCATCATCGGTTAAATGATACCGCACTGCAATATTCGGGGTATACGTTACCCCGTTGCCCGTGATTACAGCATCGTCACGTGGGATGATTTTGAGCAACCCTCCTGAAAACACAAACTCGCAATTTACAGCTTGCACCAATGCAAGCAAATGCTCTTGCGCTGGTTTTTGCTCTGTATAAGCGGGTGAGACTAACAGCCCCGCAGCTATACAATAATCCGAGAAATCAGCCAAATTGGCGATATTCGCAGCAGGGAACCCCGCGCCATGCGTGGGATGGGTGAGAAAATCAAGCAGCAAAACGGCTGGATCGCAATCAAAAACGCTTGCCGAGAGTTGAAATTTACCTGAAATTTCAAAGCTATGATTATCAAGCGATGAATTTGAGCCGAGGTCGTATGAGCCGTGTGCAACATATGCTAAACCCGAATATGGCACCGCTTCGGGCGCATGATTTGACGTTAGATAGCTCCATACAGCTTGGCCATCTGCGCCCAAAAATTCGGACATGCCTCCAGCTGAAACAAGGCTGGCATGCTTTGTCTTTCCTTTCCAAACTGCTCCAATGCCAAGGATTTCGCCTTCGCACAAACCTAAAATTAAGCCTGTTTGATAAGTGTAAGTTGTATTTGACTGGGTAACACCGCCGCCTTTGCCGCCTGTTGTTTGTGTTGCGGTGTGCGGAATCGGGGTGAAATCACCAAACCAAATCAAATTTCCTGAAATTCGTTGGCGACCATAAACCAAGGGAATCACCGAGCCGTAACTCGATGTCTGCACCCTCAACGCACCAATACGCGGCTCTGTTGATGAAATGGTCGAGCCGCCACCGAATAAACCGCCCATTATTTCACATCCTTAATATATTCACTCGCGTCATCCTCGAATGCTTGCATCGGGGATCGACAATCCGAAGCCCTGATTCTCCAAAAACCAGCCAGCCGTTTGCCAAGCTCACCACGATCACCCTCGGCTAGCACCACGCCTTGCCCACGATAAGCATGAATAATCTGTGGCCACGCCATTACAATACCAGCATGCGAAATACAACGCCCAAATTTATAAAGCACAATATCCCCAGCCTGTGGCAATTCATCAGGCTTCAATTCATCCGCATAATCCATAACGCCCTTTAAATATTTTTCTTCTTCTCGATGAAAATGCCAATCGGGAGGATATGGACGCGGATCAACATGCGGAATCATGCCGCATGCTTCAAACACTTCGCAGAGTAGCATGGCGCAATCCACCCCCACGCCTTTGACGCGGGCTTGATGATGATACGCCGTGCCAAGCCAGCTCGTCGATTCATTTTTTAATGATTCAGAAGTCATCTTATTCAGGTAAACGCACAGACTCAACAGCTGGAATCAAAACGCTATCAAGCATAATTTGGTAGCCAAGATTTGTTAAGTGTGTTCCATCAACATAGTAAAGAACGTCTGCTGCCGCAGCGTTGTGACCAATTATTGCGTTTGCAGCATAATCTGCTAATGCGTCATAAGACGCGGACTGCGCTCGCAGCCAAATATTAAACGAATCTCGCGCAGTAAATAATAGCGGGTCGTTAATCGGCGTAATTGTGCTAGCGACAAGCGTTGCACCAGCAGATTTTACTGCCTGCCAATATGCGACAAGATCATCTTTATACTGCTGCACAGTAGCTGGTGTCGTGCTTCCCCAGCGTGGCGAATCATTTGCGCCTACAAGCAAGTTTAAAATAGGTCTGCGCCCCGAAGCGACCACTGATTTAATCAGCGAAATAGTTTCGGATTGTCTCAATGAAATGTCTGATAATCTAGATCCTGAAACTGCAATCGTTTTTGTTTTCAGAAATGGCGAGAACTGAAAAGGAAGCTGTATCGCAAGATTTGAAACGCCCATCTGAACAGTCAGACTGTCTCCTTCAGCAATTAGCAAGTTGTTGAATTGATTGATAGCTCCGCCGCGCAGCGCAAGACGTTGCTTCATCGCTGCCACGACTGCACTTGCTTGATTGTCATTAAGCCAACTGTCAAAAATCTCAACAGAATCGATATCTCCATCTATCGGCCACGATCCTTGTCCCCCCGAGCCGAGCTGAAATAGATTTGTTTTTAAACCCGGGTTTGCCAAAACTTCTCGATGATACTCAATGTCGTCACAAAACGCTGAGAACTCATCAGCTTTCACCCTAACGCCTAAAATGTAAAATTGGCTATCACGAAGGTCTATGGCAAAGCCGTTATTACACGTTATATCGTTGTATAGCGATGCTGGTGCAGAAAAAGCAACAGCTCCAATGCCTCGCCCTGCGGCTGTCTCTTTCTCTACAATCCCCAGCGCAAGAGTGTTAATTCCTTCCCCTATGTTCTGTTTTGTGTCAACACAAAAAGCAGTAGCTACCCCATTCGCGAGAAGTTCGCCGTGAGACTTTGGTTTCACAGAAATAAATACAGTTATTTCTGCAAAATAACTCTGAAGCGGGTATGCTGGTGCTTGCATAAACACATTGTTTGATGTTTTTAAAAAGTTTCCGTTGCGTAAAAGACTTCCCCCCGTAGCAATTAAAGATGCGCGAGCATGACCTGTTGGTTTTTCAGATACATAAGCCGGTATCGCCCCACTATAAACCTGGACTTCGTCAATCAGTAATTCATAATATCCTGTGAATACATCTGGCTTTATCCAGACTGTAATGGGTGTGCCGCGCGGCACTGGCATAGCGTCTGACCAAGTTACAGTCACCCAGGCAGCGTCTGTAACAACTATTCCTGTCGTTTCAGCTCCATTTTTACCAAACTTTATCAGCGAAGAACCCGCTGTGTTCAGCTTAATTTTAGCTTGATATGTCAAGACTCCACCCGGGTGTAAATCGCCATTTGCGATGTAAAATACAGAATATAATGAAAGTATCGGCAGAAGTTTTGCGCTCATTAAGCCTGACGGCCCTGCATATTTGTTGATAGTTAAGTCATCAATTTCCGGAGATGAACGCACTGCCTTATTCCCATCTGCTTCTGCTGTTGATGCGCTTCGATTTGGGATGTAACTCCCATCTGTTTTGTAGCAATCAATAGCATGAATGCTAATCAAAGGTGTGATTGGATATGATTGAATCGCTAGTTCTGAATTTATTACAGACTGAATCACTGAAGCATTGCCGTATGGCATCGTGCCTGTCAATTCAGCCGTACCTGAATTATTCAAGAAAACATCGGCTGAGTCGCCGGACAAATGCATCACTGCAAAGAATTGACCGATGGGCGTTCCAGCCAGCCCCAATTCAATTGTTTGATATATCAAGCCAGCGGCTGCTTGAGCTGCTTGAAGCGAGCTTACATCCAGTTTCATGATTGAAGCTTCTTGCAATAATTGCCCTAGAGCATTTTGAAATTCCAATTGAGAATTCGCTGTTGTGAAATCTTTTATAGATGGTATTCCCATGTTTTCATTCCTTAGATTGCCGTTTCTGGAACCGGGATGTATGGAAATCCGCGAAACCGAATCAGATTGTTAAATTTATTGGTACATGTTGATTGTTGTTTATCACAGCCTCGATACAGCGTGAATCCATCGCCAACTGCTGGCATAGCGCGAAGCGGCAGGCTTAGGTGTATGATGCCAAACTGTGAAGATTTAATCGTGCGCGTCACGCCTGCGTTTGCACCGCTTGTGAATGTAATCGTGCCTAGTGTGTAATAGTCATCAACGCCTGTCACCGTCGTGTTAATCGTCAACAAATCACTGCCAAACTCGACACTCGCAGGCTGTGCAAAACTGGCTTTATTCAAGCCGCAACCTGCATCAAACAATGTATGCAAGCAGCCTGCCTGGTAAACATTGCGCGGCATTTGAATATTTAAAAGCTCCAAATCAGATACTACGCTCAATCGCGCTGAACCTCGATCCACTTCATCGACATTGATACGCCCTGAAAAAAGAATCATGGTGCCTGCGCTGGTGTCAGTTGGATTATTTTGCGGCATAAAAACGCGAGAAAGGTGTAGCCGTGCGGCATCCAGCCCACCATTTTGCGCTACTTGCAAAAACGGCGTGCCAAGCATGGTGTGCGCCGCTTCAGCAAACGCCTCAAGACTGAGCGTGTCCACCTCGATGCCTGCAATCGTGCGAATCGTATCGCGTGTAAATTGAATATTGTTGGATAGATAAAGCTGATTATTATAAATCAAATCAACATCATAATCGGTATAATAAAATACATCACCTGTATGTAATGTGATTACATACAAATCAGCCATTCTGAACTGATTCGCAGCAAGCAGAGCAATCATCTCTGGCGATGCCGCTCTCATATACGAGCATCCAATGAGCCAACCAAATCACAAGTGCCCAAGCTCCAAAGCTGATGCATGAATTTATTGAAATCCAAGCTGTCTGCATCAAATCGACAACGATAATAAAACGAGCCTGACCAGCGCAGTACTGCCCCATCGGGCACGGCGGCATTAAATGTGATCAGGCCGGAGCTTGAAATAGTATAATCTGTGGCGCGATAAATAATATCCGACCACATTGGCGCGTTTAAATCACCACTCCACATAGGATCGTTCAAATCACCGCTCCACATCGCCGCACCGTCTGCAATATTAAATGCTTGACCCAAATTAGCTAAAGAACCACCGAAATCACGCTTGAAATAATATTGTGTTGTAACGCTGTCACCAACACCAAATTGCTGATTCACTACCGCGTTATCATCAGGATCAAAAAACAAAAACGAATCAAACGAGCCTTGCCGCTGCATATAAAAGCCAGCCAAGGCTTTAAGCTCATCAAACACTGTTTCATCACGCAAAAATTCATAATTCAATGAAAAACGCATGATGGGGCTTGACCAATTTGAACGACGCAATTCACGACCTGAACGCGAACGCTGCACAGTCGTTGAAAAATTTGGCGTTTTCACAACGTCAAATGCCAGCCCCGGCAGCACGGGAAAAACAGCATCACTCATCGTGCAAAATTCCGACTGAGTTTTTTCAAAGCTGGCGACATACTGGAAGAATTCTTCTTCAGATAACCTTCAAAGCTTTTCGCATCCATCGCGTTGACTTGGATTGTTGTAGTGCTACCACCACCTTGCCCACCACCCGAAATCATATCGCGCAAAGGATTAGCAATGTGCGCAGGTAAAACCATTTCTTGCTGATGCAATTGGGTCATCGGATTCACACCGGCAGGAATATCATACCCCCCCGATGCGGAGGCTACGCGCCCAGCATAACCCGCCACAACGCCAAAGGCTGCACCTGCCGCAATAGGTGCAAGGATAGGCCCTACATAAGGTATGCTGGCTAAGGCTGAATACACACCAGCCATCACATCCCATGCTTTCATCATGATTGTTTTTGCAGCTGTGCCGGCTGAAATTAATAGCGTTTCTCCAGCGCCTGCCGCCTCAGCCCCTGTTCGGGCTGTTGTACCAGCTACGGTTGCGGCTGTTTTCATTACTTCAGCTTTCACCCAATTCACAACCATCTTCACGCCCATACTGGCAAACTCAAGCACAATAGATTGCCCCATCTGCTTCATCGCTTTGCGAAAGGTTAGTGTGCCTTGAATCATTCCATTCACTGATTTTTGAAACGCCGATGTCATTGGTGCAAACATTTTGTCCCAAAACTTTTTCTGGTCTGCCAGTGTTTTTGCTTCTTTTTTCTTTTTATCAGCGGCAATTTTCTCTGCCTGTTTTTGCTGCTCAAGCGCGAGCTTATGCTGCATCTTAAGCATGTTTAAATCATGCTTCCTCTGGATTGTTTCAATTTTATTCAACGCTGTTTGATGCTGCACAGGCTTATCAAGCAGCAAATTAACTTGCTGCTGTGCAGCCAACAAGTCGGCCTCATAAATCTGTGCTTGAAGCTTGCGCTCTGACTTTAAAGCTTCGGATGCAGAGAGTTTATCCATACGCTGTAATTGCGCATTTTCTTCACGTTTAAGATTGATTCTCGCCAAGGATTCTTCATGCTGTTTTGCAATAGCCAGCTGTGCCAATTGCTGGCGCTCATTTTCTGCTTTGGCTGCGGCATTATCTTTGCTACTTTTTAACGCTGGTAAAGCAGATGTGCTCCCAACCACAGGATTTGTTGAAGGTGATGCTGAGGGGTTATTTTCAACCCCCGCAGCTGCAAATTCACCTGAATAAAAATTATCATTGGCTTTAAGCTGTTTTTTGCGTTCAGCATTGAGTGCCTCAAGTTTTTTTGTGAATGTGGTGGCTCCATCTGCGCCTGCATTTAGGCTATCGGCAAAATCCAGCATATTTTTGTTGGATTGATGACTCCCAAGCTTGAGGAATTCCAGCCCTTTCGCAACAACGCCAACAAGCTTTGCAAAGCTTGCTTGGATAACGTCAAAAGGCTTGTTAAATGCCAGCTTAATAGTCTCTCCAGCTACTTTGAAACCAAACGTC